ACCACCAGCTGCAGCACCACCTTGAACTTCACCTTGCCAAGATGAAGTTGTATTTGTTGCTCTAAATTGAATCTCAATTCCACTTATCTTCATATACATATCAATCGAATTAAAAAAACCTTTCGAACTATTAGTAGCAGCAAGTCTATAACCGTCATATCTATAACTGCTTTTTTTAATTCCTGGATTATTAGATTCTTCCTTTATAGCTTTACCTTCAACTTTTTTTAATGACACACCTAACAATTTATTTTTTTGCGCTAAATCAAAAATTTGTTTATTTAAATCGGGCCAAGTGGCGTATGTTAATTCAGGCAAATCATTTGCATTTTTTCCTAAAGTTGTCATCCAAATATCACCTGGATTCCATTTATTCTTATCAAAAGAACCTAAAACTGGATTTATTTTTAAACATTCTTTATGATAAGAATAAATTTTATTCATAAAATCGGAATCTCTGTGAAAATATACAGGAGATTTAAATTTCATCTTATAATCTTTATATAATAAATTTGCAGCTCTTATCATAGAAATTGTCCATCCTTCATCATTTGCAACATTTTCTATTATCATATCTATTGTTAGACTTCCTGTATCACAATATTTGGCAGATTCTTTAAAGTTTTTTATAGACAAATCTTCTGGACTGTCTATTTCTTTTTTTATCACATTAAATACCAAAGAACAAAAGTAACATTGTCCACTTTCAGTATATTTTGTTAATGTTGATCCACCTCTAGCACCTCCACCTCCACCAAACTCTTTTGTTTTGGTGAAATCTTTCATACTATATGATTCACCAGTTACACTTATAAATTTTAATGCAGAAAATGAACTCCTATCTTCTTTTTCTCCACAAGGTTTAAGTTTATCTAAAATTTCTAATTGAGATTTATTGTTTCTAGAATTTTTGTCTGTGCCAGTAATAGAAAAAGTAGCTTGTTTCTTATCTTCCATATCAAATGGTTGTTTATAAGAATCGGTGCCAATTTTTTCATATTTCATTTTGGCAAAAAATTTTTGTTTTCTGGAGATAAACTTATCTTTCTTTGTCGCTATTTTGAAAAAATCTTTATATGTTAAACTACTCATCTCATACTCCCATCAGTTTATTGGAGTATTTATGCTATCACAACTACCGTATTATGTCAAGCACAGTTCCATTTGTCCAGACTTCTTGTTCTGTTCTGATGCGTTTTTCTGTTGTTAATGTGTCAAAACGATTCATTGCTTTCTTTCGCCACCACTCAATGATATTGGCCAGATGATGTTTCTCATAGTTTTCACCAGGTAATAACTTCTCTGTATCACCATTGACAAACTCTATCATATTCTTAAATCCATAGTCTGAAATGAAGTATCGCTTCTGTTCATTCAAATTCTTTGCGTTCTCAATAGTCAACTTAAATTTATCACCTTCTGGTGTGCCTTTAAGTGCAACCTTAATAAGATTGACCATCGTGTTAGATATCTTCAGTTTACGACTAGACGCATCAGGTGGTGCCAAATCTTCTCCAATAATATTTTCAACATAATCTTTCAGGTCACTATAAGTTTTGCCATGTAACATAGGCATGAAATCACTATCAGTTAGGCCTTTGAATCTAATCAAAGGTTTCATACCATCATATTGTGATACTGCCTTAGAACTGCCATACAAACTGGTAGTCTCAAACAAACAAGTGGTCATTTTATATTTGTCATCAAGCATCTTACGAACTTCATGTGAACAACATATCGCAGCCAGTAATTTACCACCAAGATAATTGAAACCAAATGGTTGTGCAGGTACAATAACAAAACCCATCGCAGCACAAGCATTGAATCGTTGAGCGCCACCTTCATGTTGTGTGAATACACGACCTAACATATCATTACGAGGTTTGCAATTGATAACAGGAGAACCAAGACGAATGAAACCAACCCACTTCTGAGTTTTCTTTTCAAGTATTGCTAAGCGCAAACAACGACCAGGTATACTTGTCATGTTTGAATGTGAAGAAATCATATTCAAGTAAGTATCCCATCGGTCTTGTGGCAACTCTATTAGTTCAAACTCCATATCCGCAGGTGATATTGTGAAGTCAGAGAACAAGTCTTCTTCAGGTCCCATACCAAAAAGTACAGGCGACCTTTCTGACATTGATGCCACTTTTTGTTCACGCATATATTCATCAATACGGCCAAACTTATCAAAGTAGTCCGAGAATACATTTGCACAATGTAGTGCTTGTTCTTTATTCAATACCATGGTTGCTTTGTATTAAAATATTTTTACCAATTTCAAATAGGCCAACTGCACCAACAAAATCTTGACAACAGGCTGTGATAACAACCTCACCATCAATTGGATCCATAGAAGCAATTACAAATTCATCCACTTCACCATCATCAATTCGTTTACGAAATGAATCTATGATTTCCAATAAATCTTTTTTTCTTTTTGCTTCTGGTAACTCACGGTTTAAATTTACGATTTTCATAGATAGTGCAAATAACCACCAACGATATATTTTGGTCCGCTGATTGGTTTTGTTCCTGTGTGTGGGTGTGTCCAGAATGGAGGGAAAACTAACATACGACCAGTAACTGGTTTAACTGCCATTTCCACTCTACTCTCAACATTCTTTTGAAAGGTTGTTTCACCACCTTCTTCTACATCATTAAGATACCAAAAGAATACTAGAAACCTTCTAGCTGTTGCATGATTACCAACATCAACATGAAAAGCAAATTCATCTTTTCCATTTGGTTCATACTTCTTAATACGAAATTGTTCAAACGCTAATTGTGGTGGCCAAACTTTATCATCAATACTAAACATGGTTTTATATTTAGCCAAATACTCTTGCATTTTATCCAACAATAACATCTGAACATCTTCCCAATCTTTGAAATTGTCTGTGATATTCAACTCTTTAAAATGTCGGTGACCTTCAAGTAGGGTATCTTCTTGTTGTTCAACATTCTTTTCAAACCTGTCAATTATCATTGAGCATTGTTCTTTGGTTAGAACATCGTCCCAGTAACTAATGTATTGCATTATACTCTAACTCCCTCAAATTTACTATTGAATTTTCTTTCACGATTACCAAATGTGTTTATAGGTTTATCTGGTATATCTGTACCACTATCAATGATGCCGTTCTGTGCATCAGGTTCAGCATCATATAATTTCATCTTTGACCGGTCAATACCAATCACAAATCGTTTGTAATTATTTGGATCAGAATAACGATTTTTCAATTGCTTAACCATAATTTGGCCAAGTTGTTCTAGTTCTTCAGTTGTAATCAAAGCAAACATAAAGTCAGCAGTTGCAGGCAGACCAAACGATTCACTTGTATCTTCAAGACCTGGATCACTATTGGTAAAACCACTTCTTGTCGTTTGTGTCGCACTAACAATAGGCACAGCAAACTCAACAGCAAGACCACGCAACTCTTCAGCAATCGCCTTGATGTATGTGTAACTGTTAACACTATTACCAGGTTTCATACGAGCAGAGGAACAAATATTCAGATAGTCAACAAAGATGATTTCTGGTTTAAAGTTCTTCTTTAGATGTAAGTCTTGTAACAAAGACCTGAAATGTAATGTAGAAGCAGAAGCAGTTGGGTATTCTTTGATGATTAGTTTACCTTGTGTCTTGTTTCTTAACACTTCAAACTTTCGGTCATAGTCTTGCTTACTGATTGTATGAAGCTCTTGTATATCAATGTTTAGAAGATTAGCATCAATGCGTTCAGCAATTCTTTCTTCTGCCATCTCAAGTGTGATATACAAAACATTTCTACCTTGACTGATACAGGAGGCAGCCACATGACACATAAACAAAGATTTGCCAACTCCTGTACCCGCCAAAGCAATATTCAAAGTCTTAACTGGAAGACCGCCTTTTGTAATCTTGTTAAAGAAGTCAAGGTCAAAACGAACACGCTCTTCAACACGATGATAGAAGTCAAAGCGTTCTTCTGCATCATTAATATAATCGTGACCAATGTGTGAATCAAAAGAAACACCAAGAGCATCACTTAGAAGTTTTGGTATTTCTCCTTTGGATGTCTTGTGATTCTTGTCATCAAGGATAGAAACCGATTCCATGATGGCGTTATAGATGGCTTTATCTTGACAGAACTTTTCGGTTTGTTCTATCAGCCATTGTTCTTCGCTTGGGTCTTCTCTGTTTTCGTGGATCTCATTGAGAAGATTAATAGATGTTCTAACTTGTGTTTCAGTTAGAGATTTACTTTCTGTGAAATTAATCACCAAAGCTTCATGTGTTGGTAAACTTTTATATTTGTTTACAAACTCATTAACTTCTTTGAAGACTACTTTTTCGGTATCATCAGAAAAGTATTCAGCACTTATGAATGGTAGAACCTTACGGCAATAACTATCATTGTAAATCAGGTTCTTCAGTATTGAATGTTCTAGTCGGTTCATTATGTTGATTTATTAAAATCTCTGTTAGTATGTCACCCATGATTGTAACAAATTCTTCGTTGTTTTGCAACTCATCTATGTCGTGTTTGCCTGGGTGGACGAGTGTATAACCGAATTGTAGTTTAGCAAATTCGCCTGCCTCTTGAACTTTTGCCTTACCATAGTGATAGACAACACCAGCAAATTCACCTTGGAGAATTTGAATCCCTGTGATATCTGAATTGGTGAAGTCTATAAAACGGTAATCTTTACCTTCAAGCAGCATCTTCGGCTTCTTCTTCCAAAACTGGAGTTTCTCCCATAATGTTTCCATATGCAATCTCATATTTGTGTTTAATAAAGTCTTTGAACTTTTGGTCGTTCAAAATTGGTTCCATAAATTCAGGTGTTGAAGTGTCCGCAATCCTTTTCTTATCACCAATCTCACCAGTTGATTGGTCTACCTTTGCATACCAACCATTGGCTGGTTTAACCACATGTCCGGACTCAATAGCAAGGTCAAGCAAGCCACTATACTTACTAATACCACCATCAAAAGATACAGAAATAGGTATTTTAGATTTTTCTTTAACATAACGGGATTTTTCTACATTGATAATGAAATGATAGCCAACAATTTCTGTGCCTTCTTTATCTTGTTGGCGACCAAGAATATAGATGTTGTCAGCAGAGTAATACGAACCTGTACCACCACCAACAATATCTTTCGGGAACATACCAATCTCTTTGTAAGTATGATTCACAACAACCATTGAAATGTCTTTCAAGTTTAAGTGTGGTGTTACCATACGGAACAAACTCTTAACTTGTTTAGCACGAGACATATCTGCAACAGATTTACCTTCAAGTGCATCTTCAACTTCTTTCTTTGATGCTAGATTACCAATTGAATCAAGTATGATGATTAATTTATCACCACGATTCACATCTTGAAGCTGTTGCATGATATCAAACTTCAACTGTTCAATGTCAGTTAAAGGTGTATGTAATACTCTGTCC